AAAATCATTCTAAAATTTATTCTAGCTGCAAGACCTTAAAAATGTTCAATGATTGCCCTTAATGGAGAACAGTCCCCTGCATTTGTAAGATAATCGGATATTAACGTAACTTAACAATAAGGAGCTAATAATGGCAAACTCAATAACTAATGCCTTTATAACTCAATTCGAAGCTGAAGTTCATATGGCTTACCAAAGAATGGGTTCTAAGTTAAAGAACCTAGTAAGACAAGTGAATGGCGTTAATGGTAACACTGTTAAGTTTCAGAAGGTAGCAAAAGGATCTGCTAACACTAAAGCAAGACATGCTGAAGTAGTAGCAATGGATCTTTCTCACAGCAATGTGTCTGCTACTTTAACTGATTACTATGCAGCTGATTACGTTGACAAGTTAGACGAGTTAAAGGTAAACATTGACGAAAGACAAGTGGTTGCACAATCTGCAGCTTACGCTTTAGGTAGAAAAACTGATAGCGTAATTACTGGGATTATGAATAGTGCAACAGCACTTGCTAACAACTCATCAGGTACAGGTACTGGAATGAATCTAGGCAAAGCTCAATCTATGATGGAGCTTTTCAATACTAATGACGTACCAGATGATCAACAAAGATACTGGGTAGTAGGACCAAAACAATGGTCTGATCTAATCAACCTAGATCAATTCTCTAGAGTAGAATATGTAGGCGAAGGTGAGCTTCCATATGCTGGAGGAATGACAGCTAAAAGATGGTTAGGATTCTTATGGTTTGTACACAGTGGACTAGAAACTTCTGGTTCAACTGACAGACATACTGTAGCTTTCCATAAATCATCTCTTGGTTTAGGTATCGGTACTGATGTTAAAACTGAAGTAAACTATATACCAGAAAAAGTTTCTCACTTAATTACTTCTATGCTAAGCATAGGTGGTACATTAATTGATACTGATGGTATTAGAATACAGAAATGTGCGGAGTAATAGGAGGATAATATGGCTTACTCAACAGACAATCCTGTGAAAAAAATTTCACAGATGGGTCCAAGCAATTCTCTTTGGTATTACACTGACGGAGATGCGATTGGCGATATAGATAATGCAGATTATTTTCTTGCTGATTACGAAAACTTAACTGCTGGTGACATAATTTTTGTTAACAGTGGTGGTTCAAATGGCGTAGTCGACATTTTAATGGTTTCAGCATCATCTTCTAGTACAGTTACAACTGTATTATTAGCATAACGCTAAACTTTGTGTGGGCGAGGCAACTCGCCCTCACTTTAATTTAAGGAATTTATGGCAACAACAAAAGTAGATATATGTGCAAGAGCATTAGTAATGATAGGAGCTTCACCTATATCTTCTTTTTCTGATGGAAGTACAGAAGCTCTTGTTGCTTCTAATGTTTATGAAGACATAGTAGAATCTTCATTAACTAGACATAGATGGAAGTTTGCTACTAATCAAAAACAATTATCATTATTAACTGCAGCTCCAGAAGCTAAGTATGAATATGCATATCAATTACCTGCTAATCCTGGAGTCTTACATATAGTTTCATTATCAGTTAATGATTATATAATTCCATATACTAGATACAAAGATATGATCTATGTAAATACATATGGAGCTAATCATAGTTTAATATTAGATTACATTTACAGAGTAGAAGAAGAATACTTTCCAGCTCATTTTAGATTAGCTTTAGAATATGAACTTGCATCTTTATTTGCAGGATCTGTTGCAAGAGATGCAGGAATGATTAGAGAGTTTAAAGCTATGGCAGATAGACAATTTTTAATATCTAAAAACATAGATGCTTCTGAAGTTACAAATAAAAAACTTGATACATCAAGATATATAAACCTAAGAAATACTACGAGAACTAATGTATAATGGCAAGATCATTAAAAACTGTAATAACCAACTTTTCAGCAGGGGAACTTAATCCTTTACTTGCTACTCGTACAGATACTCCAGCTTACATAAATGGTGCTAAACAATGTAGAAACTTTGCATTGTTAGCAGAAGGTGGTGTAATGAGAAGACCAGGAACTCATTACTTAGCAACACTTCCTGCAGAATGTAGATTAATACCTTTTGTATTTTCTGATGATGAAATAGCTATTATAGCTTTGTCTAATAATAGAATGGACGTTTATAATATTAGTGGTACTGCATTATCTAGTAATGTAACTACAAACTGCAATTGGACTACAGCTCAATTGTTTGAATTAAACTTTGCACAATTTGGTGATACAATATTTATAACACATAGAGATAATCCTATTAGAAAAATATTTAGAACTTCAGCTACAAACTTTGAAGTACAAACATTTTCATTTGATGAAGATGACTCGGTATCAGCAGGAGGAGTTAATAAATCAAAACAACCATTTTATAAATATGCTGATGGATCTATAAGTGTTTCAATATCTTCAGCATCTACAGGAACAGGAAGAACTCTTACTGCATCAGCTGCAGCATTTACATCTGCATATGCAAATACATATTTAGAAGTAGATGGTAAACAAGTTTTTGTTACTGGTTATACAAGCTCAACAGAAGTTACTGTAACTGTTATTGAAGCTATAAGTGGAACTGGTCCACACTTTAATTGGAAAGAACAAACTATATCTTCTATTCGTGGTTTTCCTCAAGCAGTTACATTTCATAATAATAGATTATGGTTAGGTGGTGTTAAAGATAGACCTGCATCTGTACTAGCTTCTAGAATATCTGAGTACTTTAATTTTGATACAGGATCTGGAGCTGCTGATGAATCTATTGATATAGATATTGCAGGTTCAGAAGTTAATGAAGTAAGACATTTTTTATCTGGTAAAGATCTACAAGTATTTACAGATGGTGGTGAATACTATGTACCAAGAGCAACAGACAATACTATTACTCCAGGTAATGTGGCAGTATTAAGACAAACACCATATGGTATTGGTAGAACTGCACCAGTTATGTTTGATCAAGCAGCAGGGTTTGTTCAAAAGAATGGTAAGTCAGTTAGAGAATTTATTTATTCAGATATTGAAGATGGTTATAAATCAACATCTGTATCTATTCTTGCAGAACATCTTATTGATAGTCCTAAACAAATAGCAATCATTAAAGGTAATTTTACAAGACCAGAACAATATGCTTTCTTTTTAAATAATGGTACAACACATAGTGGAGCAATGGCAATATTTCATTCAGTAAGAGATGAAAAGATTGCAGGTTGGGGATTATGGTCAACTAGAGAAAATGATTCTTTTCATTCAGTTATTGCTTTAAATGAATATCTTGTAGTAGCTTGTAAAAGAGTTTTAAATGGTTCAACTGTTTATACATTAGAAAGATTTGCAGATGATGATACACTTACATTAGATTGTAGTTTAACATCAACAGTATCTCAAAGAGGTACACCTTTAGTAAAAGGAGCTTCACAAAGTGGAGCTGTATTAATAACAGATGGTTTTACATCTGCACCACAAGTACATGAAACATTTAGTATAGCTGGTAATGCAACTGTATATTCTATACAAGCAGTAACAGATAATGGTGGTGGAACTTATACTTTAAATCTAGATCAAAACTTAGCAGCATCTCCTGCTGATAATGCTGTTATTACTATAGTAAAAGGTCATTTACATTCTGTAAATTCTATATATACAAATGCTAGTATTAACTGTGTTGAAGGTAATAGTAGTTTAGGTGCGTTTACTGTATCTGGTACTAACTTTATTACTTTAAACAACCCTAGAGCAACTGGGGTTAAAATAGGATTTAATTATACACCTGTGATAGAAACAATGCCAATTGATAAAGAATTACCAGAAGGTCCATTAACTGGATTACCTAGAAGAATTTCGAGAGCCATCATTGATCTTAATTCTGCTTTAGACTTAACTGTAAAAGCATCAGACAGAACTGCCAAGTCTTTAGTAGTCCAACAAGTTAATTTCAATGCTGGTTCGGACTTAACACCAGTAACAGAAAAGAAAGAGTTTTTCTTTTTAGGTTATGATAAAAGTCCAACTGTAACATTATCACAAGATGATCCATTACCTATTAAAGTATTAGGAATGAGTGTGGAGGTAGTTTTTGCATGAGTGCTGATCCAGTCACATTAGCTGTAATTAGTTTTGGTGTTCAAGCTGTAGGAACTTATCAAGGTATTCAAGCTCAGAAAGCTGCAAACAAAGCTCAGATACAAGCTTATGAAGATGAGAAAAAATTTAATGAATTAAAAGCTCTACAAGATCAAAATAATGTTAGAGAAGAAGCTATTAAAAAACAAAAAATTAACAGAGCTATTGTAGCAGGTTCTGGTTACAATGATGATAGTAGAAGTTTTTTATCTGTTCAATCTGAAATAGATAGAATAGCTCAAAAAGATATTGGTAATATAAGAATTAACATGATGCGTGGTAATCAAAAAATGGATTCTATGATTTATACAACTGCAGTAATGGGTAAAGCAAAAGAATTTGGTGGTTATGCAAGTATAGTTGCAAGTGGATTTAAAACTGGAGCATATGCTAAATCATATAAAACTCCACAAGGTCAATATGGTTTAGATAGTGATATAACTAAAACTGCAAGAATAAGAACTGCAACTGAAGGATCTAACTAATGGCATTAAAAGAAGGTAAAAGATTAGTAAATTTAAAATCAAGTGTTGCTGATAATATTGGAATACCAAAGTTTCCAACAACTAATATAGCAGCTGAAATATCTACACCTATTGCTGAAGCTATTGGTGCTTTTAGAAAAGTAGCAGAATCAGATGCAGCTGTACAATTTAAAACTTCATTTAATGAAAAATCTACACAACATTATTTAGATCTTAAAAATAAATTTGAGTTTGATCCAGATGGTATGAAAAATGCAGTAGATGCATATTCAAAAACAACAATAGCAAATACACCTAGAGTTTATAAAGATTATGTTTCTAATATTTTAGCACAAAAAAATTTAGCTAATTTAAATTATTCATCTACTAATTTTAAAAATTTAAATACACAAAAAGCAATTGAAGGTTTTGCTAATAGTAGAACAGATCATGAAAACTTATTTACACAAAATATGGATAATATTTTAAATGATGGAGATGCAGGTTGGTTTACAATGAATACTTATTTTGCAAATACAACAATGAAAAATTTAAATGAAATATATGGTACTGCAGAAGAAAATTTAGTTAATACTAATAGATACAAAGGAACAACATTAAAGAAAAATTTAGAAAATGATTTAACTAATGTTGAAGTATTAAGAGTAGTTAATGTTATGAAACAATTAACTAGCGATAATAATAAAGGTGCAGCATTGGTTTATCTTGAAGGTTATGCTGGTGGTAAAGATAGTAAAGCAGTTACTGAAAATTACTTTGAAAAAGCTTTAGATAAAAACAATCCTATTTATAAAAAATATTTATCACACATAGGTAATGATTTTAATAGAAAAGAAATAGTTAAAAAAGCTATGGAACTTTATGAAAATTATAATGGTGACAAAATTAAAAAAATGTTTGAAGCTAAAAAAACATATGATTTATCTGGATTACAAGAACCAGGAGGATCATTAAATGTTATTAATTTTCAAGATGGTAAAAATTCTAATGCTGTAGATTATGTAGATATTAATTTACCAGGAATACATGGTAAACAAAAGTTTGAAGCTATTGATATTATTAATGGACATATTGAAACTCAAAAATTAGTTAGTGATGCAGAAAATGATAAAAAAATTATCTTTAGAGATGATTCACAAAAACAAGAATTTGCTAAAGCGTTTTTAGCTAATAATAACATTAATGATGAAAATATTACAGATGTAACAAATCCACAGTTTGCAAAAGCTATGACAATATTAAAAAGCTATAACATAACTCCAGATGCAGTAATTAACAGATTAAATACTAAAGTTAATGTAGATTATAATGAACCTAATCAAGTAGCTATATATAGAGAAAACTTATCATTATATAAATATATGAAAGGTTTATATCCTAATCTTACAGTTGATAATGCTTTTATGTATGAAGAAGGTTTGAATATGGGTGCTACTGCAATGATGGACGATAAAACTTTAGCAGCTAAATTAAATAATATTGCTAAAGATACTGATAAATTTAAACAAATTAAAACAGATATTGATCTTAATTTAAACACAAATGCAAATGAGGTAGTGAATGGCTTTGAAGATCTTATTGGTGATCTGGATATTAATACAGATAGCTGGTGGGCAAAGAAGTTTTTTTTGTCTGAAAAAAATCAATATACAGATTTATTTCATAATAGTAGCACAACTCTTTTACCATCAAGAGCTAGTACACTTCTTACAGAAGAAGTTAAAGCTAAATGGTTACAAGCTACAGTATCTCAATTAGTTCATCTTAATGGTTCTAAAAATTTTGATATAACAACAAATGAAGGCAAAGCATTATTTAGACAAGCAGCATTAAAAGGTTTAGATATATTAAAAGATCAAGGTTTTACAGGTACTAAGTTTAGTGGCAATGGATCAATTAAAATGGTTAAAAATGCTTATGAAGATAAAATAGGTTTTCAAGGTCAAGGTTTTGAAAATGCTATTATTGCACAAGGTAATTATTTAACTAATACATTAAGTGAAGCAGAACAAAAAGAAAGATTTGGAATATCTGAATCAAAAGGTTTTCCAATAATTGGTAAATCTAAAATAGTAGCAAATAATATTAATGATATAATTAAAACAGAAATAGATAATGGTTTTCAAAATACTATTATAGAATTTGCTGGTACATATAATAAGTATGGACAACCTAATTATCATATTAAAATAAATCATAATAATACTATGATTAATTTAACAGAAGGTGATAACTATTTTGATCCTACAGGTTTTGCAGGTGTAAATCAAATTAGTGGTAAATCTGGAAATAGATCACAATTAATTAATACTCTAGCAGAAGATAAATATAATAAATTTATGGAAACACATGGTCATCTTTTAGATGGTGATAGTGGTATGGAAGCATTTGCTAAAAATGTAATATTTAAAACTATTAAAATGGGTATAGAAGCTAGTGATTATAAGTTTTATCCAGATATACCATTATTAAATGA